CTACTTCAAGTCAGGGCGACCAAGAAGGTGTTTTCAATGTTGACGAAGTATCGTTAATTAATTTTAGCTTTGATGATGCTGGTGATGAAAGTACTGTTGATATGGATGAAACAGCATTAAAACAATTTAATGCACGTCATGGTAGTGAATTATTCGATGTTATCGAGAACTATATTGATGTTGGTGAAGAACAACCGGAAGCAGAAGACAGTCTCTATGAAGATGCAATTAAGTTAATTGATAAAGTACCATATAAAAAGGGTAGTGAAGCAATGCAAACTCATAAAGCATATGCCGACCAAAAGCCTACAAATTCTAAAGTAAGAGTTGATGCTGATGAACTCAATAAGTTCGTGAGCGAAGATATTAATTCAATACTTCATACTCCCGGTAGTGCAGGTGCAAGTCATTTATACCCACAAGCAAAGAGCATGGGTGTTACTAACCAATATATATTAACCGATGCATTAAAAAGAGTAGGTGTTACTATTAAAAATATTGTCGATGTTGGAGACAAATACGAAATAATGTTTGAATTCAATGGAAAAACAAGTGCAGCTAAACTCAAGAAGAATTATGGTAGTGCATCAAAAGTAGTACAATTATTTAAGAAGAAATTAGGTCTTCAGGAAACTGAAGAATATGAGGATGATTACACACAGGATAGTCAAATGGAAGACCCAACGGAACTTCCACCTGAGTATGGTGTTGAGGATGCTGAGAAAGCATTTAAAAAGAAAAGTGATGATGACGGTACGAAGGGAATTGACCCTTGGGAACAGGAAATTCAAGACTATATGGGTGGCGATGAACCTGCCGAAGAAGTAAGTCCTGAGAAAGCAGCCATTATTAATCAAGCATATGATAATCTTATTGCTACTGGCAATAGTGCTCCTACAATGCATCAAATAATGGCAGAAGTTGATAAAATACAGGGAAAGCAACCAGCACCAAAAACCAGAACAATACCTAAAGGTGCAGAAGCATTTTGGGAAAATAAACATGTTGTTACTGATATGGGTGGTGATGATGTAATGGCACAGAGTTATGAAAATACACTTACTCCAGAAGTGAAGGCAACAATTATAAGAACAGCAGACGAAATTCTTGATATGGAACTCGGAATTAAGAAATTCCAGATGCCAAGAGAAGAATATATTCAGTTGGTTAAAAAGAAAGCAATTGAGTTATATGTTAGAGGTAGTGCTGTTGGTAATATGGGTTCTGGCATTAATGAAGAAGCGGAAAAGGGTGAATATCCCGACCCAATTGGAAAGAAATTCAAACCAAAGAATCAAATGCCAAAGAAAAAGAAAAAAACTCAGGATGTTGTAAAACTTAGTGAAGACTTGGGAGAATCAACAGACCGTGATAAATATGAAAACGTGGTTTTCTTACAGGGCGATGAAGCATATGATGCACTTGAAAGACTCGATAGAGAAGGTGTCGATGCTGCATTGGAATACTTAAAACAATGGCATTATCCCGGTGAACATGAGGGTTCGCAATCATTAGGACATGGAAGTTCAGATAAAACCTATGAAAAGGATGGCTATATAATGTCTTGGAATCCAAGTCTTGATTACATTGGTTTACAATACGATTTATCGAAAATGAACGAACCAGTAATGAATGAAGACGGTGGTGCTGATTTTTCTGATGAAAAACCCGATGAAGAAGGTATGGAACTTGAACCAGAAACTGATGAAATTGAACAACTCGCAACAAAACGTGAGGAAACTGGCGACCAAATTGAAGGTGGATTGGGTGACGACAAGTCTCCGCTTGAATTTGCACCAGAACAAATTAAATTAGGAATGAAGGTTGAAATGGAACACACTGATGACCCAATGGTTGCATTGGAAATCGCATTAGACCATTTAAGTGAAGACCCTGAGTATTATACAGTTAAGGATGACCCGGAAGCCAGTGCACAAGCAAATGCAAGTCAGGAAGCTGAAGAAGATGTTCCACATGAAAGTGGTGCATATACTCAAGACGGTATGCCGGGGGAAATGGATAGAAATGGACATCCAATACCTTCAATTGACCCTAATTGGGCATTAATGGGAACACATTTTTCAAACTCAGATAAAGACATGACTGATGAATTACTTGGCTTTAAACCAAAGAATGTTGGTGATGTTGATGAAGATTATGATTTTGCAGCAGCAGAAAGAGAATATACAGATAAAGATAATTTAAATAAGTATAAAGAATATTCGGAAAAAGATTTTGATTCATTGAGAGATGATGAAAAAGAAGAATATTTTGGATTGTGGCAACAATTTAAAGGTGTTGAAGACATGAATGAAGCTGAATCCGGTGCTGAAAAATACTCAACAGTTGAAAAAACTGTATATGGTATGACACATTTGTTTGCATTTCCTGATGGACAGGGTATTGAAACTAAAGAAGGTTTGAATAATTGGGAGATGAGAGATAGTGCAAACCGTGAATTACATTTTGTTAATAGTAGGGAAGAAGCAGTAAGTGGTTTAAAAGCATTTAGGGAATCTAAAGAAGCAAAACCCGTTATCACTGAACAGCAAATTAAAACTGCAAGACAGGCTTTAAATAAAAGAGGACTTACTGAAGGGATGTCAAAAAAGGAAGCAGTTCAGCTTTTAATTAAACACAACATCAAACATTAAAAATAATTGGAAATATTTCAGCAATAAAGACTACTTCTTGTAGTCTTTTTTGTTTGTGAGGTATTTATAAGAAAATACATAATGTCAGTTTTCAGGTCATATTTTTTAAAGAACAATACATTGATTGGAAACAATCTGAGTAACAATTCTCAAAACCCGGTTACCGAAATATCTTATGGTACTTTCGACAAACAACCGAGTAGGTTTATATTTGATGTAGATTTATCCAATTTACAGGCAAAAATTGCTGAAGGACTTATCAATCCCGAAAGAATTGTTAAGCACGTATTACATATGACCAACACTATTAGCTATGCTCCACAATATCTTGGTAAGAAATCTTATTCTCTAACAATTGATAGAGCAAGTAGTTTTGAATTAGATGTTTTTAATGTTGATGAAGATTGGGATGAAGGCAGTGGATATAATTTCATTTATAACGACACTCAATATCCTTATGTTGACACTTTAGACCCCGTAGTGTATAATCAGGCATCGAATTGGGTTTATAGAAAAACAAATACCGAATGGACAAATGAGGGCGCATATTTAACCGGAGAAACTCAAATAATTGCATCGCAGAGTTTTAATAAAGGAAATGAGGATATTGAAATTGATATTACTGATTATGTGAACCAGAGATTATTTGGTACTGGATATACAGGAACATCTGCATTTACTGGTGCATCGTTTGGATTGGGAATTAAGTTTGCTGAAATCTATGAGGAAATTGAGACTGAATTCAGACAAGCAGTTGCTTTTCATGCAAAGAATACCAACACTTGGTATGAACCATATATCGAAACCATTATTGACGATACTATAGCCGATGACAGGAATTATTTTTATCTTGATAAAGATAATGACCTTTATTTATATGTTAATATCGGCAATTTCCAGCAAAACATTGAGGTGAATGAAGTTAACATTTTTGATTACGAAGATAACCTAATACTTACTCTGAGTGCGGATTCTGTTACACACGTGAGTAAAGGAATTTATAAAATCACTTTAAACATTGATTCTGACACATATCCAGATGCCGTTTTATTTAAAGATGAATGGCATATAACCATTAATGGTAAAGAAACAACTTACTCTGGAGAATTTTATTTAATTTCACCAGACAAGTATTTCACGTTCAATCAATCAAATACAATTAATTTTGATAATTATTTCTTTTATTTCTGGGGAATTGGTGAAAAAGAAAACGTTAGACCCGGTGTAGTAAAGAAAATTAAATTAACTATAAAGGAATTGTATGCAAATCAGAATAATTTCATACCTTTGGACATTGAGTATAGATTATATACTACCTTGGGGAAGAAATATGAGATTGATGTGATTCCCTTTACTGCTGTTAATAGAACAAATAGCGGTTATGAGTTTAATCTTGATACTTCTTGGTTAGTACCTCAAGATTATTTTTTACAAATCAAAATGAGGAATGGTAGTTACTATGAAAACAAGCAAACACTTTCTTTTACTGTGGTATCCGATGGTAAAATAAAACCATAAAATTTTATAAAAACCCAAGTTTATTTTTAAAAATCCTTGTATTTATACAAAATGCAAGATATATTTGTACTGCAATTTTAACAAATTGAAAAATAACAATTATTGTAAATTTTATTGAAATGGAAAATGAAAAAAACACGTCAGGTGTTGAAAACAACAACCTGTCAGATTTGAAGCAAATGTTTGCTGATTATCAGAAAAAATCACAACCCACAAAGAGGAAATCACGTGAAGATTTATTAGCGAAGTACTTCGTTCCTCGAAAAACCAGAGAAACATTTAGGATTCTACCCCCAAAACCCGGTAAAAAACGTATTGAAGAAGCATTCTTCCATGCAGTTCCTACCACTATTGCTGGTGGAAAAACAAAGCACGGAACAATCATTTATTGTCCTGCTCACAATGACCCCAAGGTAAAAAAATTGGATGGCAATGGCAATCCTATTTTAGACCAGAATGGCAATCCTGTGATGATTCCTGCACCATGTCCTTTGTGTGCTAAAGCCAAAAAAATTCTTTCGACCCAAGACCCTTCATTGAAAGGTGTTAAGAAGGAAAACATGAATGAAGCGCAAAAACTTGTTTTCGAGAAAAATAAGAAGATTTTCATGGATGCCAATAAATGGGAAGCCAAAAAATTCTACATTATTCGTGGAATTGATAAAGGCGTTGAAAAAGACGGAGTGAAGTTCTGGAGATTTAAACACAACTTCAAAAATCAAGGTACTCTTGATAAATTACTTCCTATTTTAGACCAGTATGTTTCAAAATTCGGTGCTGACTATTCAGACACCGTAGAAGGTACTGATTTAACCATCCTTATGGTCGATAGCGAATTCAATGGTCGTACTTATAAGGCAATCTCTGCTATCATGTATGATGGTAAGTCAAAATTACATGAAGACCCAATTGTTGTAAAACAGTGGCTTGATGATGACATTAGTTGGAGAGATGTTTTCCTTCCAAAGAAAGCACCGGGAATTGAACCATATGAATTTCTTGAAATGGTTGCAAACGGCACTAATCCTTATTGGGATGACACCGATTCAAATAACAAGCGTTGGGTATTTCCGGGTCGTCCAGACTTAGAACTGGCAGCAAACACTCGTACACGTAACCTTGATGCGGATGATGAACAAGAATTCGAACAGGCTTCGGATTTGGATGAAGATGGTGCACGTATCACAATCGGTAACATTACAGAATCAAAGGTTGGGACATACAAGGATGATGTTGTTGACCTAACAGCAAGTGCAGTTGGTGCTTCAACTGATGAAGAAGCAGATGAAAACCTTGATGCTGAAGATGTTCTTGACGGTGGAGAAGAAAGTTATGATGACTTGCCCTTCTAAAAATTACACAAACTAAAAGGGGACAAATTCTGTCCCCTTTTTACACTAAATTAATTTAATTCATGGCAAAAGAAATTGAAGTTCCTACAAACGATAGGGTTAGAAAACCAACACCTAAAAAGAATTTTTCTTTAGAGGATTTTAAAAAGAAAAGCGGTGGAGTTGATGTTCCAGACAAACCATTAAGGTGGATATCTGCATCAGAAGCATTACAAGCATCAACAGGATTACCGGGTTTCCCAATGGGATATGTATCACTTGCACGTGGTTTCAGTAATACTGGTAAATCAACTGCAATATGTGAAGGTATTGTTAATGCTCAGAAAATGGGCGTACTTCCAATTATAATCGATACCGAAAATAACTTAGGTAGAGAACGTTTATCAAAGATGGGATTTGATTGGGAAAGTGGTTTTTATTATGAGGTAAATAATGATTATCTTCTTAATAATTTCGGAAAGAAAAGAGACCCCAAAAGAAAAGAAGCAAGTATTGAAGACTTGAAAGATGCTATTGATTATTTTATTGATGAGCAGGATGCCGGAAATCTACCATTTGATTTATTATTTGCAATTGATTCACTTGGAACACTTGATTGCAACAGAACAATCATGGCACAGGAAAATAACACAAGTGATAACAACATGTGGAATGCCGGAGCATTTGAAAAACAATTCAAATACCTGCTCAATAATACAATTCCAAGCAGCAGAAAAGAAAATAAACCATATACCAATACTGTTATTGGAGTTCAGAAAATCTGGATTGATAACATGGGTATGGGTGTTGTAAAACATAAAGGTGGTGAGACATTTTATTATGGTTCACGTCTTATTTATCATTTCGGTGGTGTTGCAGCACACGGAACTAAAAAGGTAGAAGCTACAAGTAAAAAACGTAGTGTTACATACGGTATTGAAACCAACGTAAGCGTTGCTAAGAACCAGATTGACTGTGAACTTGGTGGTGTTTCATTCGAAGGTAAAATCATATCAACACCGCATGGATTTATTGTACCTGAAGGCATTGATGAATACAAAAAAGATAATTTATTGTATTTCAGAAATGCACTTGGTTCAGATGTTAATGTTGAAGACATCGAAGATAAATTTACCGAAATAAAAGCTGGGGAAATCTTAGAAATAGGATGAAAATCAGAACTTTGTTAGTGGATTCCTCTTTCCTTTTGAAACGCTCGTTTCATGGTGCAAAGGACACCTATACGTCTAAATTTGGACATATAGGTGGACTTTATTCATTTATGACTACGGTTCGAAAACTTATTAAAGAACATAAAATCAATAAGGTTGTTCTTGTTTGGGACGGTGAAGGTGGGGGCGTTATGCGTCACCGGATTGATAGAGAATATAAAGCAAACCGTAAAACCAAAGAATGGTACAAAAAAATTGAGATGACTGCTTCTGAAATTCGCAGGGAGAAAGAAAAAGAGGAATCCATTTTAAATCAAAGAAAAAGAATTCAAGCATATGCAGAAGAATTATTTATAAGACAGATTGAGGTCGATGATGTCGAAGCCGATGATTTAATTGCTGCATATTGCTTACATTATAATAATAAAGAAGAGATTTTTTTATATAGTAATGATAGGGATTTCGCACAATTACTCGATTTAAATATAACAATCCTGTTCGCAAACATAGAACAACCAGTTACCAAAATAAATTATATGATGCATTTTAATCACCACTATTCAAATGCACTTGCATTGAAAATTATTTGTGGTGACCCTGCTGACAACATCAAAGGTGTTGGTGGTGTAAAGGAAGACACGTTATTAAAATATTTTCCCGAATTGAGTTTTAAGCATTTGACGGTTCGTGAAATTTGTGCCAAAGCCGATGAAATAAATAAACAACGAGCATTGGAGAAAAAGAAACCATTAAAAGCACTGGAAAACCTAATTAATAATATAGAAAGACTAAAGACCAATTTTCAATTAGTTAATTTAAGACAACCAATGCTTACAGAAAATGCCAAAGAAGAGTTGTTGCAGTTAGATGCTCCCCTCTCACCGGAAGACCGTGGAAGCAAAAATTTATATAAAATGATGCTTGAAGATGAGTTTCTCACTGTCTACACAAGCACATTTCCGAATTATGTCGAACCTTTTTATTCAGTCATCATGAATGAGAAACAGCTACTTACAGAATATCAAAAAAATAAATCAAGAACTTTATAAAAAAGTCTTTTACTTTTGATGTTTTGTAGTTATATTTGTCCCTATAGTATTAACCTTTTAATATAAATTAAAATGAACGAGAAAGAGAAGGATTATTCCAACCAGTTTAGATTCTCAGTATACCAAGAAGATGTTTTATTGGGAGAGAAAGTTTTTGATGCAAATCAATTTAATCCCTTCACCAGACATTCAATTGATATCCGGGAAGTTTTACCAAAAACAATCACTAAACTACAAAAGACACTTTCTAAAAGAAATTATGATGTTATTGCAGATGTCGGTAGAATTGATACTACCACACCCGATTCTGAAAACAAAGTATACGATTTATTCCAGTATCACCAAAAAATGATTAGTCTCTACCCCAAAGAATGGAGAGAGGATATGAGATATTCACCAAACTCCATTACTCAACAGATTGAAGAAAAGGTAATAAGAGGGGTTGAATGTAAAATGGGTTTTTACATTAATGATAAACCAATTGTTGAGAGATTATTTTACGTTGATGGATTTAATCCGGTTGCCAGATGGTCAGTGGATTTAATTGACGCAATCGTTGAGGCTGCAGATATTATACAGAATAAAATTAAAAGAAACGACATTTGTAATATGTGGGACGATTATGATTTGATTAACATCAGGGGATTGTCAATCAATCAGATTCGTGAACTTTCTCCTGCTAAAAGGGGAGAGATGTTGAGGAAACTCAACAGAAATTAAATAACTGTATTGGGGAATAGTTGCTATTTCATATTTTTTCATAAGTTTTCTTCTTTCTTCTGCAACTATTCCCTTTTTTTGACACATATTAATAATGAGTGATAGTACAAATACATTTTCTGCATATCTCGGTCCTGATTTTCAACAAAGCCTAATGTGGCAATTGCTTGTAGAACCGGAGTTTGCAGAAAAAACAATACCAAATTTAGAAGTAGAATACTTTGATGACCCTTATTTAAAAAGGCTGTTTCTCATCATTTTGGAGTATTATAAAGAGTATGAAAAAGTACCAAATCTTCAAAATAAAAGTATACATCTTGCAATTAATTCTTATAAAACTCCGAACAACATAATCGAGGAAGAATCCTTATTTGCTGTAATTAAACGTGTTGAATTATGGAATGAAAGGGTTTTAAATAAAGAAATGCTTTATGACGGTATTGTTGTACAAAAGGCAACCAATAATTTCATTAAACAACAGGAATACAGGAAGATAGGTGAATATATTTTAGCTAAAACCAAAAGTGGTGAAATAAAACATAAACACACTCTTGGTTATATTGAAGAAAAATTCTTGAAAATCTCACATATTGGTGAAGAAGAAGATTATGGTACTGAAGTTACAGATAACATTGAAAAGGCATTAAGAAAAGAATTCAGAGAAACAATACCCACTGGTGTTGAAGTTATTGACGTACTTACTGGTGGTGGGTTAGGTAAGGGAGAAATTGGTGTAATATTAACACCATCGGGTGTTGGTAAAACAACATTACTAACAAAAATAGCAAATACCGGACTTGAAGTTGGTAAAAACGTACTTCAAATCGTCTTCGAAGATACTGTAGAACAGATTCAGAGAAAGCACTTTACAATTTGGACAAAATCTAAGTTGAGCCAGTTAAATGAAGATGATGAAAATGAGAGAGTAACTAAACTTTCACATGAAAAAGCCGATGAATTAAGAAAAAGGGGTAGAGGTAAACTCATGATTAAGAAATTTAGTCAGGAGAACACCACTATGATGGATATTCGTAACTGGATTACAAGGCATCAGAAAAAATATGGATATGTTTTTGATGAAATTGTTTTGGATTATCTGGATTGTTTGGAATCTCATAAAAAAACTGCAGATAGAAATGAAGCTGAACTTGTAATTGTTAAATCATTCGAAGCACTTGCCGGAGATTTGAATATTCCTGCATGGACTGCAATTCAGTCAAACCGTAGTGGTTTCGATTCTGAATTCGTTGAGGTTCATCAAACTGGTGGTAATATAAAGAGAGTACAAAAAGCACACTTTTTCATGAGTGTGGCAAAAACTCCTGAACAAAAAGAAGCACATCTTGCTAATATCAGAATTATTAAAGCAAGGTTTGCACAAGACGGTCAGACTTTTACGAACTGTATCTTCAATAATGATACAATGGAAATCAAAATCGAAGATGACAGGTATAAGTATAGCAAGATGAGTAAAAACATCAAGCACCACGATACTCCAGATATTGACAAATTGGAAGATAAGACAAATAAGACAGGTACTGCTATTCATATACCTGTTAGTGAGTATTATGGAAATATAATTGAGGGAAAACTGAAAGATGATGCCGTAAATGATACTCCAAATGATGCTGTAAAACCCGGTAAAATTCAATCGTATAAAGATAGTTTAGAAGATTTGATGTCCGGTAAAACTGGAAATAATGTGCCTGAGACTGTAGAAGATATTGTAGTGCCGAGTACTGGAAGTATATTAGAAATAGATGAAGAAGCTACTGACGAACCTGATGGTGTAAGTGATGGTGTAAATGAGGGAGTAAGTGAGGGAGTAAATGAGGGAATAAACACAACAGATACTGATTTTATAATGGATAGTTGGACTGGTGAAACCTTTTATACTAATGTCATTGAAAAGGAAGTCGAGTTAAAAGACGTACCTAATATTGTGCAAGAATCAGTTGAAACACTACCCGAAATTCAAGAAAGAAAAGAAATTTTACCACCAGTTCAAAAAAATATTAATACTGAAATAGATGTTAATGACAGGTTAATTGACCCGGATGCACCACAAGATAATGAAAAATTTATAAAAGAAAAGTTGGCGCAATTACGTAAAAGACAGAATGTTATAAAAAAAGAGTGAAAATTTTTATAAAAAAATGTAACTTTTTGTAAAACATCAAGTATTTATTTTTCCAGAGGTCTATAAAAATATTTTTATTTTTTTTCAAAAACACTTGCATATTAAAAAAAGGTGTTTTATATTTGCAGAGTCTTTGGACAACGTTCTTTTAAGAAATGAATTTTTTTACATGGGGAGATAGCAAAAACAAAAACAAGAAATACTATCTCACTGCTCTCTTCACAGAGAGAACTCGTAGTGTTTTCAGTAAAGGTAAAGCAATTGAGTTGAAATCAATAGATTACAGGTTCGAGTCCTGTTCTCCCCACAAAGTTTTTAAGGGTTTTTCACAAAAACCCTTTATATTGCGGGATGGTAGAAGTGGTATCTCGCTTGGCTCATAACCAAGAGGTCGGGGGTTCGAATCCCTCTCCCGCTACAAAAAGAAGAACTGATAGTTTTTACAGTAAATTTGACGGTAAATCAGACACTTACAACACAAGACTAACGAATTTCTTCTAAAATTATAATTCCCCGTTGTCCCTGTGGCAACACAAACTTCGGGGTAACGTTCTTTAAAGTACAAAGGGAAAACGAAAAGTGTTTACAGTAATACGGAGGTTCGAATCCTTCATTTTCAGCCAAAATTGAAAATTAGACAAGCGGTTAAGTCACAAGTCGGTTAAACTTGCATTAAAAACAACAAATACTTTTAAAATGTTCCCTAAGTTATTAAGTGGTGACGGTTAGCAAATAAGATTTATTTAATATTAAGCAAACCCCACTGCTTAAAGTTTTTGGCTGTTGGTATCAGAATTTTTTAACAAAAAAGGGGCATACCACCTAACATTTGAATTTGCGTTTTAAACGCACGAGAGGTTAAGAATGGTTTTCTAAGTAGAAGTACTGAGTTTTTCAAAAACAAGAAATTTGGTGGAAGAACTGGCTGTGTTTACAGTAAATTGAAAAATGTAATCCCGCTCATGAGAGGCGGGACAAACTTACCAAAATACAACCGAACTTCTTCTCTTTTTTTTTAGAAGAAGAGTATTCCAAAATGAAAAATGGGTGGGGACTTGGAGCAGAAATGTTTCATCTCACCCATTTTTTTTTTGATTTTTTTTGTAAATTGAATTATAATTGTTATTATTGCAGAACGAAATTTTAAACACATATAGATTATGGAAAAATTGGTATTAACACAGAAGATGCTTACAAGCGTTAAGCAGTCATTAATTGAAGGTTTAACAATTGCATCAGGTAGCAAAAGTTCAGCAACTTACTACCACAAAAAGGATGAACAGATGAAGGCATTACAGACTCAGATTAGGAGTATGTATAAACTTTCAAAGGAACTTCCATTAATTATTGCAAGCCAAAAAGGTGCTACCGGAAGATTTGTGTCTGAGGTATTGCTTAACGAATTCAAAGAAACCTATAGGGGTGGTGCTTGTAATATAGTTAATCCAATTGACTGGTATGATAATGGATTATCTGATAAGGCAGTTCTTAGTGCGTTGAATAACCTTGCAGGTTCTGATAATGGTATTACCTATGCGTTACGTCTTTTCATTGATTTGAAAAAATCAAGGATTAACAACGAAAGGTCAAGGAAAATTGTACTCGGCTTCATTTGGGGTCAGTCAAACCTTGAATTCTATTCATTGAAGTACCGTAACAAACTTGCAAATATTTTGAAGCACACCTATGGAACAAAAAGAACTTCAATTCTGCTTTCAATTGCACAGAAGTACGTTACTTATGGTAACAACCTTCTTATTGGAACTGAAAAGGAAATGGGTATTGCAAATGATTTGCTTTTGAAATACTTTAACGGTGACACAACTCGTGCATTTAAGTTATTGTTATTCATCTTCAAAAGAGATACTGGTATTGACTACAGTGAATTCAGTATTTTAAATGAATATCAGAAGGCAAAAACTGACATCACCAATGTTCAGAATGTACCGGAAGAAGTATTGCTCGGTTTAATTTCTTCTGTAACTCACCCACAGTACCACAGTATGTGGGCAACTGCTGTTCAGAGAGAAGCAACAAAGGCTTTGGTTCGTAAGAATGTTAAGGTAACTTCGGTTAACCAGCAGGTTCGTCAGACCAAAAGTACTGCGAAGTTGGGTGTTGAAAAGCATGTTGAACTTGAAAAAGCAACTGACTTCATGGCACTTTACAAGACAGGTTATGAAAATGGTTTCACACCTGAATTGAATGTTGCAATTAGTAAACTTGCTGAAAAGAAAAAGATTGCAGGTTTCTTCTACCAGAGTATTGGTATTGTTGTCGATGACAGTGCTTCAATGACTGGTCATAAGGCTGAGTCAAAGAACACTCCAAGGGCAATTGCTGATTTCACTGCAAAGGTATTGGGTAGGTCAGCAGATGTTGCAACATTTGTTAAGACTCGTGACGAAATTACTGACTTGGCAAGTTCATTCATTGAATTGCTTAAATCAGAAAATACTGCACGTCCTTATGATGCGATTTTCATCTTAACTGATGGTTATGAAAATGCTTACGATGGTCTAACCAACGAAGTTATTTCAATCTGGCAAGCAGAATCTGGTAGGAGCATTCCGATTTTCCAGATTTCACCAATCACCAGTGCTGAAATGGGTGCTAATGTTCGTAAATTGGGTTCGGGTGTTGTCACAATGGCAATCAATAATCCAGTTGCACTTCAGCCACAGATTAACGCAAGGTTATTGGAAATCGATACCCCAAGGTGGCTTGAAAATCAGGTTCGTGCTTTAGAAGCTGCACCTGTTAAGAGGTCAAATAAAATTAGTGTTAACGCTTAAAAATTAAAAACATGAATACAAGAGATTTCACAGAATTACTTAAAGGTTGCCGTCCTGTCAAGGATAGTGAAGGTAACATTATCGTTCAGTCAATTATGAACATGCAAATCGTGTGTTTAACAACTGACAAAGAATTCTCATTGGACGAGCGTTTTGCTAATCCTTTGACTTCATTGACTGCTGGTAACAGTTCATATGGTCAAATCAGTTTCACCAATAAAGAGAATAAGGAAGTTATTCTTCCTGCTCAGATGGCTGTTATGACAAAACAGAGTGCTCAGAACCACGGTATGGTGAAGGCAGGTTATGTTGAACCTAAAGCACAAACTACATATCATGATGCTGGTTGTGTACAGGGTGGACAGACTGGACACTTCCGTGGTACTCAGGAATTCCGTATGATTCCAGTAACCATGCGTGAAATGTTATTCGATGCCGTTGGTCAAACATCAGGTCACGGTAACATCTATCCTGCTATTCAGAAGTTGGGACAGGATACTCAGTGTAATTCCGGTAATTACTTGGACGTTTACTTTAATAAGTATGACAAGAAACTCGAACAGTTCATTGCACACTTCGAACGTCCAAAAAATCTTATCGGTATTGTTGTGTTGATTGATGGTGAAATTGTCGCAGTCGATAAATTTCCTTCATTCACATACGCTGAACAGGTTTGGGATTTGATGATTCGTGATTGTTACGGTGCACTTGCAATTATCAGCGAGTTAAAGAATAGGACTTCAATGAATGTTTTCACCGAAACATACAATGAAATGAAGAAAAGTCATCAGGATAATATCATTGATTTGCTTGAAAAATCTTTGAAGAAAGTAAAGCAGACCATGACCGCAAGCGTGCATGAAAAGATTCAGGAACTTCTTGAACTTACATTCAATGCAACTGCAGATACTGAAGGACAGTCAACTTCAAGAACTGCACCAAAGTCTTTTGTTCTTAAAACAGAAGGGTACGTTGGTCAGGTAATTACTGAAAACGAATTTAACCACTTAGTAAGTGTTGTTAAACGTGACAGGTTCGACCCAAATGCACTTCGTGAGGTAAATGAACTCAGGAAGAAAGCAAGAAAACAAGAAAGATTTAGTCTTTAAGACAATCTTTAATATAGCAACCCCGGAAGAAAAATCTTTCGGGGTTTTTTTATTTCCGGCAATTTTTAATCTTTTCTTTTGTATTTATTATAAATAAAACCGAAGCGAAAACTTCGGTTTAGGTAACTTACTGAACGGTCATTAAGTTAGCTTAATTTGAAAAATAATATAAAAGATTTAAATTAAAAAATATGCCATTCTTCGCAAGACCTGATTTAAGTGATGAACAATTTAAGCAGTTAACTGGAAGTACGTTGACGTTATCTGGTACGACTGATTTTACAGGTGTTTTAAAATCAAAAGGTATTGAAATAGATGCTACTTCTGGCGGTACAACTGCTGCTGGTGATGCGTTGGTGTTCGATGGGACTAAAATTAAATTAACACCAATATCTGGTGGTAGTGGTAGTGGATTTTATTATGGTGCTTCTCCTACAACATGTACTGTTGGTGGATTACCTGCCGGAACTTCAATAAGTGGAACTTCAATCCAAAATATACTTCAAAGTATATTAGTACCGGAATTATTTGGTACGCTTACAGCACCTTCGCCATCATTCTTAATGCCTGTAACAAATCCATATGAAGTTGGATGTGTTTTAAACTCATTATCTGCAACACTTTCATTTAATCGAGGTTGTATTAATCCTCAATATTGTAGTGCGAGTGATAAAAGAAGTGGAGCAGCAACATGTTATACTTGGAATGATTTTTATTTTAGTGGTCATTCATGTGTAACCAGTTCATCAAGTATATCAGTATCACCGTTTCCTTCATATACTGTGGCTGCTGGTAATAGAAGTGCGTTTGCATGTGTAACATATGCTGCTGGCGTTCAACCTTTAGGTAGTGAAGGTACTGCGTATAATACACCACTTTCTTCGGGTGTAACTGCTCCACAAGTTGTAAGTGTTTGTGGTATATATCCATACTTTTTCGGAAAAATTGCAAGTGGTGGTTGTCCTGCTGGTGTTAATAGACCGACAGATACGACAATATGTAGTTGTATAATAGCTGCCGATTTAAGTAGAAATTCAAACGTCAATAGTGGTCCTGTCATAAATGTGGGATTTAGTAATAGCACCATTAATATTAATTTTTGTAGTACCCCAGATGATTATATATGGTTTGCAATACCAGTCGCATCTACACCAAAAACTTGTTGGTATGTTGACGCAACAAATAAAGGAAGTATTGGTGGTGCTGTGAGTCCGGGTGGTAATTTATTTCCTGCTGCTTCAAATATTACAGACATAACAACAATATGTTGGAGTGGTCAAACATATCAAGCATATATTAGTAATTATCAAACATGTTCAACTGCGGTAATGCAATTAAGGAATATTTAAAAACATATAAAAATGGCAATAATTTTAAATGATAATATTAGAATAAATGCGGGTAAACCTGTTAATGCAAAATATTTAAGCAGTGGAAATACCGCTTATGTTTCTGTTGCAGCAGTAAATGCAGCAATAAGTATTCCTGAAAGACATATTGGTTTAACTGTACTTATTAATACTGGTAGCAGTAATACCGAATACTGGTATTATGCGGGTGTAGCTGACATTGATTTAATTGAAAAGAAGTATGCTTCGGAACAAATTGTTGGTGACTTTATTACTGGTGCAACAAATTTAGGTTTTTTTAGTGGATTTACTGGTGTGCAGAGACTTGCATTAAGTGCATTTCCTTCAGGATATGATGGATTTTACTATTCACAATATAATAATTACTACATAGATTCTTCAGATATAGTAAGAATAGGAACTCCTGTATATAATGGAGCACAAAGACGTGGTTATTATAATCCATTACAGAATAAGTCATGGGTATTTTATCAAGACACTTCTGCTTGGACACTCATGGATGGTAATGTTGCCGAAAGTGTTGGTGATTTAGTTGTACCAGTATCTTACGCAGGTGTTGGATATACCAATACACAGTGGACAGGATTTACGACAAATGGTAGTAATTCAGTCACTCCAACTGGTAGTCTTACAACTGGTACTACACTAACAATAGGAAATCCAATTTATAGAAATAAAACTAATCAGGATTTACATTTAAGAACAATAATTAATGATACTCCAGACACAATGGGAATTACTTTTGATGATAATTTCATTCATTTTTCTGGTGTTTCAAGTGTTTTAACTGGACAGAACGTTGGTATAGGTAATGAGGTTTTTAAACAAAGAACCGGAACTACATTACAATTCCGTACACTTGTTGGAAGTGGAGACACAAATATCACTCAAGTCGGTGATACTTTGGTATTCTTTTCTACTTCAAGTGGTGGTAGCGGTGTTGAGTTAACTGGTGCAACAAATATTGGATTTACTGGTGGTACTGGTATTTTTGATAATAAAAATAATAAAACATTAGAGTTTAGAAATATTGTTGGTAGTGGAAGTACATCGGTTTCACTATCTGGCAGTACTGTAATTATTCAGAGTCAGGGTGGAAATACTTTAAATGTTGCTGATTTCACAACTACGGGATATACGGCAACAACTGAAAGTGATTTTATTGGTGCAAGTGGTGGTACTACAATATTTTTACCCGCTTCTCCAAAAGATGGACAGAGAATTGTGGTTTCAGATATTGCGGGAAATGCTTTAAGTAATTCAATATGTATATGTTCTACTGTACCATCACAACATATTGTAGGTGGCTCAACGGCAACAATTAATACAGAATACGGCTCAATTACCTTTATTTTCAACAGTAAATGTTTTTGGAGTACTGCAGCATTTATAAATTAAAAAAATTTTCAGTTGTGAAAAGACTTAATGCGTTTTGAAACTATTTATTAGAAACAGAAAAATAATAATAAGAGATTAAATAAAAACAAAAACTATGGCTTTTAATACAAAAATTAAAATAGATGACCAACATGTTGAACAAAGCGTTGGTACTACCCTAACTCTTAGCGGTAATACAAGATACGGTTCTCATCCAACATTTACTGGTGATACACAAATCGTTGACAAAAAATATGTTGATGATAATATCGTTACAGCTACTGGTAGTACAGTATATTTACCACCATTATTATCACCTGCTGCAGTTGCTGTTGGTGGAATTGATGTTGGTTATGTGTTAACCGGAAAAACAAGTAATGAAATTATTCAGGATTTATTGTTTCCTGAAATTTGTGGAACACTTACTGCTCCCTCAACATCAACATCGTTGTCTCAAACTGGTACACGTGAAGTTGGTTGTGTATTACCATCAATTAATGTAACAAGTACATTTAGTAGGGGTAGTATTAACCCACAAGGTTGTAGTGCTTCACCATTTAGAAGTGGTGCAGCAAATAGTTATGTTTTTAGTGGTACACAGGTTGCTGGCACATATTCATGTACAACATCGCCCGTAATTAAAGAAGTAACAGGTTATACTGTAGGTGCTGGTGCAAATACTTGGGGTTCATGTACATTCTATGATGCTGGTGTTCAACCAAAATCAAATAAAGATAATGATTTTAGTTCACCATTGGGTGCTGGAAATACAACAGCAAGTAATGCTTCGTTAACCGGATTATACCCATATTTTTATGGTGTGAGCGCAAGCGAACCAACAGCAGATTCAGCATTGCTTGCTACAGGTAGTAAGGTTGTTGCAACAAGTACAGCACAAATAAATATCACATATGGTTCACAAACTAATAAATATTTATGGTTCGCAACACCTGCTGCAAGTACAACTAAATTAGGTTGGTATGAAGGTCCTACCAATAAAGGTAACATTGGCAGTCCTGCAGATTTATTTGATGCGCCAAGTACTGTAAGCGTTAACTCGCCTGAGTCATGTTGGAGTGGTCAGAGTTATAAGATATATATAAGTAACTATCCGACTGATACCAGTGCAAATGCATATTGTATGACAAACACAGCACAACAATAATAATAAAACGGAAAATATAAAAACAAGAAAAAATGGCAATTAATTTAAATGATAACATACAAGTACTTGCTGGGAAACCAACCGATGCAAGATATCTTAATAATTTAACACCATATGCTGATGTTTCAACAGCAAATGCTGCAATAGCAAGTAACTTGAGATATACTGGCTTAACAGTAAATATTGCTGGTGAGGAATACTGGTACAAAGACGGTATAGGTAATGGTGACCTCGTACCTAAAGATAATTCAACTGATGCTACAGCAACATATGATAAAGTCTGGATGTCAGGTACAACTGAAACAGGTTTAAATTTAAAAACATGGTATGATACCGTTGAATCAGCAGGTCGTATCAGTGGTGGAACGATAACACAAGGAGTGGGTGCAAGTGTAAACGTAGCAGCAGGTACAGGTTTGATTAAAGATGGTACTGGTGATACTGCACAAAACAGATATGTTACTTGGAATGCTGTATCAAACTTAGCAATTGCAGATGGATATTCATATATTTATTATGATGCAGTTGATAAGCAAATTAAAGCAAGTACAAATGAAGCACAAATTCAACGTAATGACAATTTCAACTTAGGTAGAGTTTTTCATGACGATACGTTGAATCTTACAATCATTAGACTTTGTGGACAAAATCTTTGGAATCTTAATCGTAGACTTCACCTATATGGTGACCAAGTTTATGGTGTTCAGAGAGCAAGCGGTTTGGTTACAACAAGTGTTTCAGGTTTAACTATTCAAGTTAGTGCAGGTGTATTATGGGCAGAAGTTCTTAATAGATTTACCACAGAAGATTTTGATAGTATAACCGATGATTTCAGAGAATGGTATAGAATTGCAGGTACTTGGAATGCTCCAAATATTACAAGTGGTAATATAAATAATACAAATTATAACCAAAATAGTACTTCTGTTACTTCTTTAAGTACCGGATATTATACAATTCGTTGGGTATATGTGGTTCATGATGGTAGTATTCATGTTGTTTATGATACAAATCAGTATTCAGGCTTAACTCAAGCGCAACTTGCAACACCACCTGCAGCATTACCTCCAGTTGTTTCAGGTTATGCAACTCTTAGTGCAAGAGTTATTGTACAAGAAGGTAATTCAACAATTGTTGAAGTAGACTCTGCATATGAACAGGTTTTTGTAACACAGAGTGTTGCAACTCACAATGATTTAGGTGGAATTCAGGGTGGTACTGCAGGTGAATATAATCACTTGACCGATGCACAAGTAATTCAGGTTGAAAATATTGATGATAAACTCGATGCAGATGTTTTCACTGGATATACTGCAACAACCGATACAAGACTTGAAGGTATTGAGGATGACATCGACTATTTAAGTGGTCAAACCGATACTAAATTAGCAATAACTACTTTCAATTCATATACAGGTACTACAAATACGAGATTGATTGGTATTGAAGGTGAAATTGATGACCTTCAAACATGGAGTGGTGCAACTGATACAAGACTTGATGATATTGAAGAAGTTACAGATATTGCAGTTACGGGGGCAACAAGTGGTTTAGGTAAAACAGGTAGAAATGTGTGTCTTGGTGGTTCTTTAGCTGCTAATACAACTATTTGCTTGGATTCTGGAAGTCTTAATTTTAACTCTGGAACAGCAACAAGTCAATTTAGTTCATTAGGTACAATATTGAATTTCAATGGTTCTTGTATTTATTTAACCAACAGTGGAAACGATTTTAAATTAGTTCATCGTCAGGGAAAATGTGTTAATATAACCAATTCCGGTTTAACATATGGTGGAGATTATGAAAGTACTTTCCTTGACCGTACTCTTGTTACAAAGCAATATGTTGATGATTTAGTTGCTGCAAGTGGTGTAACCGCAAGTAATGGTTTAAATGTTGATGGTGTTGATGTTCAACTTGGTGGTGCTTTAACTGAAACCACAACAATATACGGTTCACAAACATTAAATATTAATGTTAATCAGGCTAATTTAACTGGTAGTACAGGCGTTAATTTAACTGGTGAGGTTAGATTAAAAACAACTCCCGCAAACTTTGCTGGTGATGTACTTACTTTTGACCCGTCTGATGGTTCGATTTCAAAAACTACTTTAAGTTCACTTGGTGGTCTTACTGGTGCTACAAACGGTTTAAGTACTGATGGACAAAATGCTATTCTTGGTGGTGCATTAACTGAAGATACTGAAATTACTGGTGCATTTGACTTATCATTAGGTACTTCAGGTAGTAAATTAGATTTACTTGATGTTCATACATCAGGAAATGTTGAAATTACAAGTGACGCTAATTTAGTAATGTCACTTTCTGGTGGTACAATAACCACAAGTGATTTAAGAGGTTTACGTTATACTACAGATTATAGTACAACTTTCCAAGATAGTTCACTTGTGACAAAATTATATGTAGATACTGTTGCAGCAGGTTTAGACCCAAAATCAGCAGTATTGGTAGCAACAACAGGTTCTAACTTAGATTTAAGTGGAACAGAAACAATTGATGGTATATCGCTTCTTGGTGGTGAAAGGGTTCTTGTAAAAGACCAAACAGATGAAACTGAAAACGGTATTTATATTGTTAATTCTGGTGGTACTTGGACACGTTCATCAGATTTTGATGATAGTCCTGATGGTGAAGTAAGTGAGGGTGCATTAATACCAGTATTAAGTGGTAGTACAAATATTAATAGTTCTTGGATACTTATTTCAAAAGACCCAATTACTTTAGGTTTAACAGATTTAGTGTTTACTAAATTCTCACAATTACTTGATGTAAGTGCTGGTGATGGTATTAGAATTGATACCACAGGAGAGACCAAAGAAATTAATGTTGAATTGGCAAGTAACTCAGGTCTTGAATTTAGTAGTGGCGATTTAAAAATTGATTTAGCAGATAATTCAGGTTTACAATTATTGTCAACCGGATTAACAGTAAATTCAGCAATTGCAGGTAACGCTTTAGATTGGAGTGCAGGTGTTATTGACGTAAATGTTAGTGATATTAACACACAATTAGGTGGTGTACTTTCAGGTGTAACAAATGGTTTAACTGAATATACCACAGGTGTTGTTGGTCTTGGTGGTTCATTATGTCAAGCAACAGATATAACAATTGTGGAAGGTACTAATTTAAGAATTATCGATAGTAGTACCACAGTAAAACAAGGTGTTATTTATGGTGATAATTATAGTGGAAGTTTTGTTGCACGTTCACTTGTAGACGCTGGTTATGTAACTGGTTTAACGAGTGGTTTGGATTCAAGACTCGATACAATCGAAGCTGATTATGTGACTGGTGCAACAAACGGTTTAAGTAAATCAGGTGCACATGATGTTAAACTTGGTGGTACATTAACAGGTAACACAACAATCAATCCAAGTACATTTAATTTGACAATTGGTGATGGAACAACTGAGGTATACATTGACCCAGCAACAAAATTAATTAGTTTATATAATGGTAATTCTGAGATTGATGTTGATAATACTTGTGTAAATATAAGCATGTGTAATAATTCGTTTAAATTGACAAGTGGTTGCACATCAAATTTTGTCAGTTCGGGTGTACAAGAATTTTGTCAAACCAATACATGTATTAGATTGGAGAATGACCAATGTATTACACTTAAATCAGGTGCTGATACTTTACTTATGGATGGTAGCTGTACAGTATTTACAAGTCTTGGTACTACGGGTATTGAATATGCTGCCGATTATAGCTTAACATTTGTTGGCAATTCACTTGTTTCTAAATGTTATGTTGATTCACAAATTTCAGCGAGTGCTGTTACATTCACAAATGGTTTAACAAATACCAGTGGTGTTGTTTGTCTTGGTGGTCAATTAACTGAAAATACCTATATTGATATGACTGGAATTTATGGTTTCACTATTGATAATGGTAGTGGTACTGGTTTATGTATTGATGCTGATGGTCAGCCGATTTTAGGTAATATTGATGAAAGTTCTGGTTATATTTGTTTAGGACCGATGAATGGCGGTATATTCAATGCAAATCCTCTTAATATAGTAACAAATAATACAAATATAACGGCAGGTAATGGTATACACATTTTTGCTAATTCAAGCGAGGAAGTTGAAATAGGTGCAAGCGATAGTGGTGTGCTTTGTCTTACTGCTGCTGGTAATATCTTCACTGATAACAGTGGAAATGGTTATGGTATTCAATACGCTGCTGATTATAGTTTGACTTTCCAAGATGATTCGCTCGTTTCTAAGTGTTATGTTGATTCACAAATTTCAGCGAGTGCTGCAACATTCACAAATGGTTTAACATTAACCAGTGGTGCTGTTTGTCTTGGTGGTAATTTAACTGAAAATACTGGTATTAGTACTGATACTACATATAGTTTTAACGTAACCACTGGTGGTGGTATGGTTGACACTGGTTTACATGTTTGCTCTAATGGTACTGTAATTATTGGTGAAAATACTGGTACAAACGATAAAAATATTGTTTTCCATCCAATGGATGGTATTTGTTTGTATGGTTATAATACCGATGTTAATATTTATACAGCAGGTGCAACACCACCAGCAGCAAATAGTGGTGATATTAATATTCAATCAAGCATATGTAAAATCTTATTAGGTACTGCAATTGGTAATTTAACTATTGATGGTAGTGGTAATGCTGTTTGGACTGATGGTAGAAGTGGTTCTGAAGCAGGTATTGAATATGCTACTTGTTATCATGGAACATTTACTGACCGTTCACTTGTTGATAAAGAATATGTTGATTCTCAAATTTCAGTGAGTGCTGTTACATTCACAAATGGTTTAACAAATACCAGTGGTGTTGTTTGTCTTGGTGGTACATTAACTGAAAACACAACAATTAATGTTGCTGATAAATCCTTTAGAGTTTGTGAAAGTGCAGGTGGATTTGGTTTGGATATTTCAACAAGTGGAAACGTTACCCTTGGTGATGTTTCGGCAAGCAACTCTTCTATAAGTGTCAATGGTTCAACAAATGTCATTTCATTAGATGCTTGTTCAACGAACTTTATTAGATTAACACCTGCAAGTGACTGCGTTCAAATCGAAAACGGTAGTTCATGTGTTGATATGCAAGGTAGTGCTCTTAAACTTACTAATAGTGATACTTGCGCAACATTTGATACTGGTGTTATCACATTAAGTGGTTCAAATACAACAATTTATGGTTCTGTTTGTTTAGCAACAACACCTGCTGCTGGTTCAACAAGCGATAGTGTTCTTGTAAGAACAAGTGGTGGTGAAGTAAGAACCGTTAGTGGTTCAGAACTTGGTGATAAGAATAACATCTACGCAATGACAGTCGTAACTACCAATGTTACTTTAACATCTGGTAGTACATACGTACAGTTAGTTAATTCACCAACAAGTGGTATAACAATTACCTTACCTTCCGGTTCAACAATAACTGATGGACAGGTGTTCAGAATTAAAGATGCTGCAAGTGCTGCAATGAGTTATCCTATTGAGATTGCACCTGCTGTTGGTGATGAGATTGATAATAGCACAAACTCAGCTTTAATCAACACAGATGGTGGTGCACTTGAAATTGTTTGGAATGCTGCTTTGGGTTCATGGTACGTCTTCTCTTTCGTTAACTAATAACGACAATTTTTACAAAAAATGGGAAATCAAAAGTTTCCCATTTTTTTTTCTTGTAAATCGGGATTTTTTGAATTAGTTTCGTATTTATAAAAAAGTATAAAAAATTATAATTATAAAATAAATATTTTGTTCATGAAAAATGATGGTTCAATAAAAAAAGAAGATAAATTTGTTATATTTCATACAGAGGGTGGACATGGTAAACAAGTGATGGCTACTGCAGTTTGTAGGGCAATAAAGAAAAAATATCCAGATAGAAAATTGATTGTTGTAACGGCATGGGACGGTCCGTTCTTTTATAATCCAGATGTATATAGATTTTACACATTTGGTCAAATGCAGTATTTTTTTGATGATTATGTAAAAGAGGATACAATAATTTTAAGACAAGAAGTTTATCATACCGAAGACCATATTTTACAAAGAAAGCATCTTACACAATCTTGGTGTGATATGTATGGTATCCCTCATGATGGCATAAAACCAAAAATCTATTTAAACCCCAGAGAACTCGAAATAGCGAGGGATAAGATAAAACCGGATAACAGACCAATTATGTTATTACAAACGCATGGTGGGTCTCCTACGGGGCAATATTCAAAGAAATCATGGTATAGGGATATGCCAATTGAAATTGCACAAAAACTCGTGAGTTATTTTGCAAAATCGTATAGAATTTTACATATAAAGTCACCGGAGCAACCCGTGTTACAGGGAGTGGAACAATTAACGCTTCCTTATAGGGAACTTTATGCAGTATTCCCATTAAGTACAAAGAGATTATTTATTGATAGTTTTGCACAGCATGTTGCTGCTGCACTGGATTTACAAAGCACCGTTGTTTGGATTGGAAATAAACCCGAAGTGTTTGGATATCCAGACCATATTAA